GCCCTGCTATCGGACCCAGGAACTTCTGGTGCCTACGGCACTGCACAGACATTGGACGTTCCAACGCTGAAAGCGATGGAAGCACGCCAGCACATTTGGACTTCGTTCTATAGAAGAATCCTTGACTTCATTGGTGTGCGAGATGTTGCAATCAACTGGCCAAAGATTGAATCTGAGCCAAGCCAGCGTTTGATGCAGGCACTAGCACTGGCACACGAGACCGGAGCAATCTGGGATGACGAGTACCGTGAGGCAGTTATCGAGACGCTAGATGTTCCGAGGTTGCACGCAACTCCACCTCCACAGATGGGCGACGGTAGCCAAGATGCAATTCCATCGCAGGGCAACTCTGGTGCAGTAGGTTCGATGCAGGACAATGCAAACGATTTGGAACAGGCTGATTCAAACCCCACAGCTTAAGCATCTGTTATAATTATTTCCAGTGATTAATCTATTGGAGATTTTATGGCCCTAGAGCTAAAAGAGTCTGTTGACTTTGCCCAGGTAAACACCAAGGGCAACAAGTGGCGAGTAAAAGTTATTGAGTCGGGCTGGGGTTCATCTGGTTATTACCCAGCATCTGTGCTTTCAGAGTATGGCCCATCTGTTTTCAAAAAGGGCACTAAAGTATTCATGAACCACCCAAGCATGTCAGAGAGTTCTGACCGCCCAGAGCGTGACGTTCACCAGCTTGCTGGAAAGCTAGCATCCGACGCAACCTTCCAAGAGAACGGTTTGTTCGCAGATGTAGAATTCTATTCCCACTATGCTCCGATTATTCGGGAGATGGCTGAGGATGTAGGTTTGTCTATCCACGCGTTTGGCGAAGCCAACGTAGGAGAGGCAGAGGGCCGTACTGGTCCTATCATCGAATCTCTAGTGGCTGACCCACTAACGAGTGTAGATGTCGTAACCGTAGCCGGAGCTGGAGGCAAATTCTTGACTCTACTCGAAAGCTACACTAAGAAGGATGACGGAGCCCTTGAGGTTTCTGAGTCTGAATCGGAAGGAAATGAAAGCATGATTACAAAGGAAGAGTTTGAGGCTGCAATTGCTGACCTTAAAGAGACCCTTGTTGACGCTATCACTCCACTACGCGAATCGGTATCGGTTCTCGTAGAGGCTGCCACTCCTACCGAGGGTGAAGAAGAGACTGCAGAGGAGACCGTAGAGGTCGTCGAAGAGTCCGTTAACCCCGTAGATGTGGCTGTGAAGTTCAACGAATCTGGCTTGCCTGCACTTGCCCTACAGCGTATTGCTGAGGCACTAAAGGCGGAGTCAAACCAAAAGAGTGTTGATGAGTTAATTGCAGACGAGAAAGCTTATGTCGTCGCAGTTTCCGAGTCTGCATCAGCTCCTGCTGACACCTATGGCGTTATCCAGGAATCAACCACAATGAAAACCACTGATGAGTTTGACGCTGTTGTGTCGCGCATCAAGAGAAAGTAAAGGAAGAGTAAATGTCAATTAACGAGATTTACACCAAGGGCAGCGAGCTTGTCTTCCCAGTCCACACTAGCGTTTCCTCAGGAGACCTAGTAAAGGTTGGCGAAGTAGTTGGCGTAGCCCAGAACGATGCCGTTACTGGTGAGGATGGCGCAACATACGCTACTCTAAAGCTAGACGGCGTATTCGCATTCACCGAGACCGCAGAGTCCGCTCTTGCAGTTGGCGATGTAGCTTACGGAGTTGCAAACGCAACCTCAGGCATTGTTGCTACTGTTGACGACGACTCAGCTGCAACCGGAGCCAAGGTTATTGGTCACGTTACCAAGCTTGGAACCACTCAGGTCCACGTTCGCCTTGTGCAGAGCGCCTAGTCGAGAAGGAAATAGAAAATGACTAACATTACCCCACGCCAGCTAGAGGCAGCTAAGCTCCTTGAGGGCGCTCTACGCGGCGACAGAATGGACAAGCTAAAGCTTCAGGAAGGTATCGCCACAAGCGACCTACCAGAGCTACTAGTCCCAACCCTAAACAAGATTCTACTTGACGAGTATGCAGCTCAGCCACGCGTGTGGGACCAGTTCGCAACTCGCCTAGTTGTAGATGACTTCCGCCCAGTTACCTTCCAGGCTCTTCGTTACGACGACGCTGGTGAGGACAACCAGGGTGACACTTTCCGCGAGGGCTCACTGCCTACCGTTGGCGAGTACGACGAGTACCCAACCGCTGGTTGGTTCAACGTAACCGAGTCGACCATGCGCGTGAAGAAGGCCGGACAAAGAATCCGCTTCTCATGGGAGTCCATCGTTAACGACGGACAGATTGGTCTACTAGAGCGTCTACCACTAGAGATGGCACAGAAGGCTGCTGGCAAAGAGGACGAGGAAGTTACCAAGCAATTGGTTTCAGCTTCTGGCCTAAACACCACCAACTTCAAGTCCGGAAACCAGAACTTGATTTCAGGTAACCCAGTACTTACCCTTGAGGCACTTGAGGATGCAATCGATGCAGCCAACAGGCAGACCTTCAACGGCAAGCTGATTACCCCAATCACTCAGTTCGCACTAGTTGTGCCTCGTGGCCTAGAGATGACTGCTCGCAAGATTCTTGCTGTGCAGGAAGTCCGCACCCAGACTGGCACCGGAGACGGCTCAACCGTCACCATCTCTGCCAACCCAATCGGTTCACGCGTAACCATCGTAGTTAACGACTGGCTAACCAAGATTAACTCTGGTTCCGGCAACTACTGGTTCTTGATTCCAGTTCCAGGACAGTCCCTCAACCCAGCATTGGCCCTAGGCTTCTTGCGCGGTTACGAGAGCCCTGAGCTACGTATCAAGTCAAACGGTGGAATGTACATCGGCGGCGGAGAAGTTCCAGCCCGCGAAGGTTCATTCGACAACGATGACTGGGAGATGAGAATCCGTCACATCGCTACTGGTGGCTTCATTGTGCCTGCTGGCACCATGGCTTCCACTGGAGCAGGCGAATAATCTAACCTTCTTTCTTGGTTACAGAGCCCCTCACCTTCGGGTGGGGGGTTTCTGTTTCTGCTCAGGGTTATAATAATCAACCAATAAAATTTAAGAGGAGGAAATAATGTCTAAAGTAACTGTTTATACTTTGCCAGCTTGCCCACAGTGTGACACCACTAAGAGGTACCTGAAAAGAGAGTTTATCGATTTTGAAGAAGTAAACCTGCAGGATGACCCTGAGGCTTACGAAATGGTCAGGGCTAAGGGATTTACCCAAGCTCCAATCGTAAAGGCCGGAGAGAGCCTCTGGAGCGGTTTTAGGCTAGATATGCTCCAGTCCCTCAAGGCTGCATAGTTTAATGTCGTGGTATAATATATTTAGTTGCGGCTCCTCCTTCTGCAACTGTAAGTAGTGCACTAGATGCCCGCCCTGTTGAGTCCTCTCCGGGGCGGGTTTTCTTTAGCCTAATGATAGAATAGTGTGAAATGATTATTTGGCCAGATAGTAATCTTCCTCCACAATCTCAGGAATGGGCAGAGAAGGTTGAGAAAGAAGTCACCCGCATTGACAAAGCGGTTGGCTCTAGCGGTCGCGGGCGAAACGGCGCATCGGGCACTGACGGTAAACCAGGACCTCAGGGTCCGAAAGGTGAACAAGGTGAACAAGGTCTACAAGGTGAACAAGGAATTCAGGGAGAGCAGGGTCCAGAAGGTCCTGTCGGTCCTGAGGGACCACAGGGACCTAAGGGAGACACTGGCGACGCTGGAGTTGATGGAATTGATGGAGCGACAGGCCCCGCAGGTCCGCAGGGCGAGCAAGGTCCTACCGGTCCAACTGGGCCTCAGGGTCCGCAGGGTGAAACGGGACCTATGGGTCCTATGGGACCCCAGGGACCTCAAGGTGAAGTCGGTCCTACTGGGCCTATCGGTGCAGATGGGCCACAGGGTATTCAGGGCGAAGTGGGTCCTCAAGGTAACTCTGCTTACGAGCTTGCTTTGGCTAATGGCTTTGCCGGGACTGAGAGGGCGTGGCTTGACTCCCTCAAGGGCAAGGATGGAAAGTCCGGAGCCCAGGGTACAGACGGACGAACTGGCCTAAGCGCTTACCAAGTTGCACAGCTTGATGGCTACACTGGGACGGAATCTCAGTGGCTGGAAAGCTTGAAGGGTGCTGCTTATGGTAATATTGATGGAGGAAAGTCAAATAGTTTTTACGGCGGGATTAGCCCGCTTGTGGGCGGAAATGCAGGGAGCTTCTAGTGGCAGTTCAGATTCAGTTAAGGAATGACACTGCCGCCAGCTGGCTGGCGGAAGACCCAATTCTCGCGCAAGGAGAAGTTGGTGTTGAACTTGACACCAATAGAACAAAGATTGGAAACGGCATTGATGAGTGGAGCGACTTACCATATGCCGACGGATACTCAGCTCAACAGCTTGAGACTCACGTAAACAGCTCAACCCCACACCCAGCGTATGACGATATTCAGTCGTTAACACTATTATTCGAGAACGGATTAGTATAATGTCACTATCAACAAATGTTTCAAATCTAGCCACAAGAATTGCGACTGAAGTAAAATCAGTCCGCACGCTTATTAACGGCAATGTCGCAGACCTTTCATCCCTTACCACCACCGACAAGACCAATCTAGTTGCGGCACTAAACGAGCTTAACGCTGCAATTGGAGCCATTGACCTAACTGAGATTATTAGCGATGCCACTACCGCTACCACCACCACATGGTCCAGCACCAAGATTAGCTCATCTATTGATGCAGCTGTATCCGCTCTAATTGATGGCGCTCCTGGTGTTCTTGACACCCTTAACGAGTTGGCAGCAGCACTTGGTGACGATGAGAACTTTGCCACAACTATCACGGACCTAATCAACGCAAAGGCAGACGACGCTGACGTTGTTCACGTAACCGGCGACGAGACTATTGCTGGAATTAAAACCTTCTCCTCGGCTCCAGTTGTTCCAGATGCAAGCTTTGTAATTGCTAAGGTTAACGGACTACAGGATGCACTTGACTCAAAGGCAAACTCAGTTGACGTTGGAGCAACAGACACCAACTATGTAACGACGTTTGAGGCTGGCCTAGTTTAATTAAGGGCTAAAACTTAAAATGTCTCTTGTCTCCCAGATAACAGCTCTTGCGACTAGAATCGCACAAGAGTTCAATTCTGTGCGCTCTGAGATTGCAGCACTTCCAGCGGGCAACTTTGAAACGGGCGTTTCTTTCCCTAGCAATCCATCAGTCGGGCAAACGTTTTTTATGTCCGACACTCAGGTCGCCTATATATTTGGCGGCGAGCAGTGGATTGCAATGACCCCTGTATCGCTGATTGACGGCGGCGACGCCGAGCTGTCATCTGCGGATGTTGTAGATGGCGGAGACGCCTAACAATGGTAGAATGGATTTATAATGGCCTTACCTACTAACGTAAACTATGGAACTGTCGTCGGGCAGTTCTTGCTGGCGTACTCTGACAGCAACGATGCCGACCTATTCCCTGATGGCATACCCGCAAAGGGAAGCATTTACTTTAGGCCAAGCCCAATAAGGCTTCTTGACGGCACAGCCTCGCCTAATCCAGTTACCATTCTCCCTGCAGTCGTAGAAACAACTCTTGACACTGAGGGCTACCTGTGCGGCTACGGGACAACTCGTGGTGTCCGCTTAGTAGCAACTGACGATGTTGACATGAACCCAGTCGACTGGACATGGACTGTAGAGTTTAGGCTTACAGACCAAAATGACGTTCCGGTTTCGCTCCCAAGCTTTAGCATTGCACTTCCCTCCGACACAGAAGTTGACCTAACTGTAGTAGCACCTGTCGCTGCAGCAAATGGAACTTATTACATAGTCGGACCTACAGGGCCTGCCACTGTGCTCACAGTGGGAACAACTACCACTCTCACCCCTGAATCAAGTGCGACCGTAGAGATTACTGGTGATGCCCCTGCTCAGACTGTAAACTTTGGAATTCCGCAGGGCATCGCAGCTACTCTCGATGCTGGGACTACAACTACAACAGCTCCCGGAACTTCTGCTGCGGTTACAAACTCAGGAACAACAGCAGACGCTGTGTTTGACTTTAGTATTCCACAGGGTGCTGCTGCCACTCTTGATGTTGGAACAACAACAACTGTGGTAAACGGCACCCCTGCAGCAGTGAGCAACTCTGGCACAACAGCTGATGCAGTATTTGACTTCACTATTCCAGCAGGACCAACCGGCCCAACTGGTGCCACGGGAACTGCTGCGACTCTTGACGTTGGAACCGTAGCGACAGTAACCTCTGCCGATGACGCTACTGTTACAAACTCCGGGACCACTGCAGCAGCAATTTTTGATTTTGAAATTCCACAGGGCAGGGCTTCGACTTTAGCTGTTGGAACGGTCAGCACTGTTGTGGACGGCAATCCCGCTGCTGTAAGCAACTCCGGGACTGCAGAAGATGCTGTTTTTGACTTCACTATCCCTGCTGGACCTACAGGACCTCAAGGCCCAATCGGGGCTACTGGTGCAACCGGTATTACTTGGCAGGGAGACTGGGATAATACAGTTGACTATGTAAACAATGATGCTGTTTTCCACAATAGTGCCAGCTGGTTTGCATCAGGCGACCCAACTGTTGGTGAAGAGCCTACAGAGCTAGCTACTCACTGGTATCCGCTTGCGCTTCAAGGCGCTCAGGGTATTCAGGGCGTTCAAGGTATTCAGGGTATCCAAGGCATTCAGGGCGAGCAAGGTATTCAGGGTGAGACCGGAGCCACCGGGCCACAGGGTGATGCAGCTACAATCACAGTCGGCACAGTAACAACTGGAGCTCCTGCAGACCCTGTAGTTGTTACAAATGTTGGAACAAGTGGAGCTGCTATTTTTGACTTCACTATTCCCAAAGGTGACCAAGGAGACTTAGGGGACCTTTCTGCTACTTCTCCAATTACATACTCTAGTAACACAATCGGCCTAGATTACGATGCGCTCGTAATTGATGGAGGCTCGGCATGATAAAATTAACTAAGACTGTAAGGATTGATTAATGCCCGCACAAACTGTTATTAAGCTCCGTAGGGACACTGCTGCTAACTGGACTTCAGCAAACCCAGTTCTTGCATTGGGTGAGCCCGGTCTTGAGACTGATACTGGAAGATTGAAGTTTGGTGATGGCTCTACGGCTTGGACAGCACTTGGTTACGGAGACTCAAGCACAGTAGCTGCTCCAATAACTCTTACTGGCTCTGAGATTGGCTTTGACGAAGTTGCTGCAGCTAAGCTTGAGGCACCAGAGCTAACCGCTGTGCAGAATGACACTGGAAGTATAGTAGCCAAAGGTGCTGCTGTTTACATTTCTGGAGCAAATGGCGATAACGCTCTAATATCCCTAGCTCAAGCAGACACGGAAGCAACTTCTACCAAAACTTTTGGTCTCGTCTATGAAGAAATCCCAATTGGCGGTCAAGGTTACGTTGTAACCTTTGGAAGGCTATCGGGTCTAAACACAGATGGCATTGCAGCTGGAAGCGCCGTGTGGCTGTCTCCAACCACTGCCGGTGGCCTTATCTATGGCGCACCGCCTGTAACGCCAAACCACATGGTCTTTATTGGTTACGTTATTCGTAGCCAGCTAAACAACGGTGAAATCTTTGTCGAGGTTCAGAACGGCTATGAGCTAAGTGAACTACACGACGTGCTGATTACTTCAGTTGCTACTGGTGAGGTGATTCAGTGGGATGGCTCCAAGTGGGTTAATGCTCAGCTAGATGGGCTACCATCGCAGACGGGTGAGACTGGCAAGTACTTGACTACTGACGGTACAACCGCAAGCTGGGGCGATGTTGTAACAGAGGTTACTGCTGCAATCGTTGACTCAGCTCCTGCGACTTTGGACACACTGAACGAGCTGGCTGCAGCGCTTGGCGACGACCCTAACTTTGCCACAACTGTTACAGCGTCTCTTTCTGGCAAGTCAGATACGGGACACACGCACCTTCTTGCTGATGTAACAGATGTGACTGCTACAGCAACTGAATTGAACTACGTTGATGGAGTGACTTCTGATATCCAAGGTCAGATTGATGGCAAGGCAAGCTCTAGCCACACGCATCTTATTGCTGACATTACGGATGTAACTGCTACGGCAACTGAGCTTAACTACGTTGACGGTGTGACCTCTGCAATCCAAACTCAGCTTGATGGCAAAGCTGCTTCAACTCACACGCATCTTCTTGCTGATGTAACAGATGTGACTGCTACAGCAACTGAATTGAACTACGTTGCTGGTGTTACATCATCAATTCAGGACCAGATTGATAATCCACTGGCCAGCTTCGTCACTGATGCAACTACGGCAAGAACCTTAACATCATCAGACATGGGTAAGACCATCAGGTTTACTAGCGGGTCTCCTACAGTTGTAACAGTAAATGCCAGCACAGACTTTACGGTTGGAGCAAGGGTGGACATTATTGCAGATGGCGCAGGTGAACTAACGGTTACGGCTAGCGGCGCAACTGTAGCTGGAGCAGAAACATCAACAACATCAGGTAGTTTTACAGTGGGCGCACAGTATTCATCGGCAACCTTGCTGTGTGTAGCGACTGATGAATACCGACTAATTGGAAATGTGGCTGTGGTGTAATGAAGCTTACACTTTTAGGGATTCTGAGTGCACAAGCGGCTGGTATTCAGCTGATTCAGTATTGGATGTCATTAATAGGTGGCTCAAGCCAAGATGACCAAGGCACAGGGATAGATATTGACTCAAGTGACAACGTTTATATGGTTGGAAGTACCCGCTCGGCGGGTCAAGGTGCTTATGACCTTTTGCTTGTAAAACAAAACTCAAGTGGCACTGTTCAATGGCAGCGAACACTGGGTGCAAGTGCTAATGACCTTGGCTATGGAATAGCAGTTGACTCAAGTGCCAACGCTTATATAACTGGTTACCTAGACCCGTTCCCACAAAACCTCTTACTTGCTAAATACAACTCAGCAGGCACTATTCAGTGGCAGCGAACATTGGGTGGGGGTGGTGTTGACTATGGCTGGCAACTAGCTATTGACTCAAATGACAACATTTATGTATCCGGTGAAACACGCTCAGCAGGTGCTGGCAGTCGGGACGTCTTGCTTGCTAAATATAACTCAAGCGGCACTCTTCAGTGGCAGCGAACATTGGGTGGGGGGAGTGATGAATATGGCTATGGAATAGCAGTTGACTCAAGTGGCAACGTTTATGTAGCTGGTCGTACACGCTCGGCAGGTGCTGGCAGTGACGACCTCTTCCTTGCTAAATACAACTCAAGCGGCACTATTCAGTGGCAGCGAACAGTGGGTGGGAGTGGTAGTGACTATGGCAATGCAGTAGGAGTTGACTCAAATGACAACGTTTATATAACTGGTTATTCAAGGTCAACGGGTACGGGCCTCCTTGAACTCTTCCTTGCTAAATACAACTCAAGTGGCACTATTCAGTGGCAAAGAGTTTTGGAGGGCTCCGGCAGTCAAACTGGTGAGGGGCTAGCTTTTGACTCAAGTGGTAACGTTTATATAAATGGCAAATGGAGCTCGGGAGGCTTTGCGTACAACAGGTTCTTCATTGTTAAATACGACTCAAGCGGCACTCTTCAGTGGCAGCGAATATTGTATGGCAACAATCAGCACCTAGCCGATTCAATAAAAATTAACTCAAGTGGTACTGTTTATGTGTCTGGTTATATGGATGTCGTAGGTAAAGATAAATTCTTCCTTGCTGCGCTACCTAATGACGGCAGCCTAACTGGATTTTATCAAATGCAAATCCCCATAAATTATATAGCAGGTTCTTCAACTTCAAGAAGCATTTCACTAACGGCAGCAGCCAGTTCACTAACGGCAGCAACCAGTTCACTAACGGCAGGAACCTCGGCGCTTATAGACGCAAGCGCCGCTTTACCGCAAGACTTTAAAGAGATAGGATAATCAAATGATATATATAAATGCAGAGGGCGAATATCCACGCCACATTGGAGATATTCAGCTGGTCGTAGCTGAATGGCAAGAAGGAGATGCGCTACCAGATGGCTGGCAAGCAGTTGTTGAGACTGAGCGACCAGTTGCAGGGACAGACCAAGTGGTTTACGACTCAGGCCCAATAGATATTGACGGCGTTCTGTCGCAGGGCTGGACAATTCGTGAACTAACCGCCGAAGAGGTAGAGCGCAGAGATGCACCTGCCAGTGCTAGGGCTAAGCTCCTTGCTTTAGGTCTAACAGAAGCAGAAGTCTCCGCTCTAGTTGCAGGGTTGGTGCGATAATCGCTCAAGGCATATAAGCCTGATACAATAGAGTCATGCCAGACGCACCAGATTTAACTCCTCCAGACTACTCAACAGCAGTTGGGCAGGTTCGCCTGCTTATCCCAGATGTAGAGCAGCTAGACAACCTAGCAGACCCAAGTGCCGCAGCGTCTTATATTTTTAACGACTCACAGGTGCAGGCTTTCCTTGCTCTGTATTCAAACAATGTAAAGCGAGCAGCGGCTCAGGCTAAGCTTGTGCTTGCTACCTCAGAGTCCCTTATCAACAAGGTAATCAAGACTGCAGATTACGCAACCGACGGAGCCAAGCTAGGAGCCGAGCTAAGAGCTCAGGCCACTTTGCTACAAGCAGAGGCTGACAAAGACGAAGCCGAAGACTCCTACGAAGAGATTGCTCTGGTTTCGTTTACGACCAAACCGGACAACTCATGGCTCTAAACACTAGAGGAGCTGTAGACCCACGCTGGCTGACCCACAATCAGCCCGTGGGCTATGCTCTGCAGCTCGCAACTGTGCGTATCTACAACCCAGCATCGGGTGACCAGACCTACGACCCTGCTACTAACAGCTTCTCTGGTACATCAACCGACCTTTACACAGGTCCAGCCAGAATTCAGCCGGTATCAAATGTCACAGAAACCCCAGAAGAGTATAACCCTACCGCTCTGCAGAGTGTGCGTGTAGTTCTACCGCTAAACAAAAACACTCTTGAGGGCTCTGACGGCGTAGTCCCAGACATCAGGCCAAATGACAAGATGATTGTCACAGCATCTCCACACAACGCTCAGCTCGAGAAGTTTTCTTACATGGTTATCGGCGTCTTAAACTCTAGCAACGCTTGGGAGCGAACCCTGCTCTGCAGAGTTGACCTGGAGCTAGACCCGACAAATGACTAGGCGTTCCGAGTACGGATATTCAAAGGACAGGTCCAAAGCCTCTGGTCCAAGCTCGCTTAACTTTCAGCTAGACTATTCCGACTACGACCGCAGCCTGCGCAAGGCTAGGCAAGATACTCAAAGACTATCTAAAGAAATTCGTTCAGTAGCAAGGTTTATTAATTCTAAGGGTGGTAAGTCCGCACAGTTCAGGATTATGGAGGGCGACTTAAATATGTTCGCAAGCCAAGTATCCAGAAGAGTGCTGCCAGCTGGAACCGTAGAGATGCAGGTTCAGGCAAAGAAAGCAATGACGCCATTTGCCAGAGACGTTACCAGGATGATGAAGGGCTTTGTCAACCGTATAGATACTGGTACAATGAACAGAGAAGTTCGTTACAGAATTGAGTCTGACGGTTCGATAAAGAGACTCAACATTCGTGTTGGCTGGGTTCGCTTGTGGTACAAATACTTTGACTACCAGGAATATGGCACACAATACATACCGCCAATGAAGGCACTATTTAACACTAGGCTACGTGGTGAAAAGATGTTTGACGATAGAGTTAGGAAGTTCTACAGGGACTACCTACTTAAAGCAGGAAAGAGTAATATCTAATGAGCTTAAATCTTATTGCTATTCACGACCAGATAACCGCAAAGCTGAATGAGCTGCCACAGGATGTCTACGAGACGTCTGCTCCTGACGATGCCAAACTACGCTTTGATGCTAACGGCAGGCTGCTTCCCTACATCGTTGTGCAGTATTCTGACATGTACCCAACGGGAACCGGCAACGGTATTACTGGAGCGAAGTATGATGCCGCACAAAGCTACGCCCTTGTAAGCTGTATCTCAGAAAACGAGAGGGCATCCAGGCAGGTTGCAGATGCTGTCAAGAATAAAATTGTAGGTTTCCAAGCGACTGATGCTGGTGAAATTAGGTTCGAAGGCGGCTCCGTTACTTACGCTGCCCCAGATGGCAAGGCAAAGAGATACGTAGTTGAGATAGGATTCCTGTTTCAAGTTAACACCGTATGGTAAAATAGAACAGATTGGAAGGATTCTAATGGCTTTAGCTATGAATACCCGCACAGGCAAGATTGTATCTGTGCCAGACCACTACATTGGTCACGAAGTTTTGGGCAAAGACCTTGAGGCGCTAGATGGTGCTGAGGCTCAGGCTGCACCAAAAAAAGAAACAAAAAGAAAAGCTAAGTACGTCCCTAACGCAGTAGACGCAGACGGTGATGGGCTAGTTCAAGATGGTACTGAGTGGGAGCGCCCAGTTGGTACCGAAATTGAGGAGCAGCCTGCTCCCGAAATCGATATCGAAAGTAACGAGGAAAATAACTAATGGCTACTAAGATGCTACGCCCAAATGTGGGCCTCTACGTTGCCACCGCAGATGCGTTTGCAGACTGGACAGCACCAACGCTGACCGAGATTACTAGCGCAACCAAGGTGTTCAACATCTCCCCGGCTGTTACAGATGACTATACTCTCAACATGACTGACAGCGACAGCGATGACTCGCTAGCTATTGTTGACAACGCCACTGTACAGACCCCAACCTACAGCAACTACGAGGCTTCACTTGACGGATTCCGTGATGAGAACCTAGCTGCTGACTCTGTGTACAACAAGTTCCGTTCGCTGTTCTCACAGCCAGACGTGAAGTACTACCTAATCAAGCGCGTTGGCAAGGTCCACGATGCAGCATTCGCTGCTGGTGACCTTATCAGCGTCTACGGTGTCAAGACTGACTTCCCAGTAGAGCTACTAGGCGATGGCGAAATGCTACGCACTGGTGCACGCTTCCTAGTAACCGGTGAGGTTCGTGTAAACGTAGCCGTAGCCGCAGGTACTGCTGGTGCAGGTCCAGAGCTTAAGTCTCTTGTAGGAACCAAGTCCACCTCAAACGCTAAGATTAAGGTTTACTGGGTTCCAGTATCCAACATCTCTGGCACCGAGGACGAGTTCGTTGCAGAGCCTTCTGTTGCTGACATCGAGGCTTCAGGTTCTATCGACCTAACTGCTGCTATTGCATTCGACGGATACGAGCTAGGCTCAACCGACTCGAACGCAATCGACGACCGCGGTATCCTAGACGAGGGCCAGGTTCAGACTCGTGGATTCGCACAATTCTCTGGCAACCTAACCTTCTTCCGTGGTATTACCTCGGAGACTTCTGGTGCATACTACGACGCATTCGAGGCATTCAAGGCAGCTACCGACGGCTCACGCCCAGTTGGCTTCTTGGTTACCCGCGTTGGTATCCCAGCGTCTACCGCACTTGACGTTGACCAGGAAGTATCTGCATTCAAGTTCATCGCAGACGCTTTCATGGACAACACCGAGGGTGAAGACAGCGTTAAGTTCATGGTTAACTTTGCCCCTCAGGGCAAGCTTGGTGTTAACGTTGCGACTGTAGCCTAACACCTGAACAACCGGCTGGGTGGGGTTTTGCGCCCGTTTGCCCCACCCAGCCTTTTCACCTCCTAAACGGCGATAAACGGAAGGCGCAAAATGAGCGACAATATTATTAATCTTGCAGAAGAGGCCCAGAAAAAGGGCAAGTTCTCTTTGGCCGATGCCATTAAGGGCAGGGCTTACCCAGAGAAGTCCGTTGATATTTATATCGATGGTGCATCAGCGTTTGAGCTAGATGCGATTACAGCCGCACTCAAGGAAACCGACCCAGCTTCTGCTGAGTACGAAGAGCTTAACAAAGAAGCTGAGCTACTAAGCAAGAAAATCGTTGAGTCAAAGCTTACTTTCCACATGCGTGGCGTTGGCCAGGGAGTAGTCGAAAAGATTACCAAGGAAGCAAACGAGAAGTTCGGACAGGACGGCGGGCTTAACGAGCCAGAGTGGATTAAGCACTACCTCTGTGCGTTGATTGCGGAGAACGTAGTCAAGGTCTCAGACACTGAGGGCAATGAGGACGAGAGCAAGTTCACCGTTGAGGACATTATGGACCTGCGTGACGCCATCCCAGTTGACTCATGGGAAATCCTAATTGACACCATGCAGAAGCTTACTCTAGCTTCTAGCTATTTTGAGTCAGCGACGGACGCAGGTTTTTTACCGAAGTCCTGACATGGGAGGGTAACCGCGGTTACGTAACTGCAATCAAGGCAGCAATAGCCGCTGGTGTAAGGCCAGTGGCTATGCTGTTCCATGAGCAGCCAACAGACCCGTGGACACCCTTTGACTTTAAACTCCTAGAAGCGTACCAGATTCTTCAAGAGGAGACATGTCAGGAATGCGGTAACCCAATCTGGATTTGTCGTAATGAACACGCACACAATGTAGGGTTTAAAGTCAAAACCGCTAAGTGCTTCGCAAAAGCAGAGCTAGACAAGTGGCACGAAAAGGAACAGAAGAAAAAGTCTAGCAAGAAAACGTATGGCGAGTATCCTTATGTCGTGCCTTACACCTATGATGAAGGCGACATGCCCACCCGTGCCTCCTACTACCAGGCAATGATAGATGCGGATACGATAGAATAGAAGCTGACGATAGGTGGTGTGCCGTTGAACATTCGTGCCAGATTAAATCTTGAAGTAGGCAAATTCAAAGCAAACGCAAAAGCTGCGGGTGCTTCGTTTAAGATTATTGCCAGCTCTGCTAAGATTAGCACGGATAAAATCGATGGCTACCTAAAGTCAAGTAGCGACAAGCGCAAAGCGCAAATAAAGCGCACCGAAGCCCAGGAGATTGAGTCTGCTCGTAGAAAAGCAAAGATTCTCTCCCAGATTGAGCTGGAGAAGTACCGCAACCGGGGCGGGATTAAGCCTGGAACAAATGTTGGAAGAAACCTAGGTCTCGAAGAGAAGAAGATTGCCCGCATCGCTCAGATGTCAGCAAAGCAGCGGGCACAGTATGAGCGTCAGCTAGCCAGAGAGTTTAAAGCACTTCAGAAGCAGAAGGCTGCAGACTCTAAGGCGTTTATCAAGCGCAACGAGTCAGATGAAAAGCGATACAACAAATGGCTACGTTCTTCTAACAGGCAGTCAACCAAAGAGTATGTATCATTCTGGAAGCAGGCTTTAAAAGAGAAGTCTGCTGCTGAGAGGAAAGCTAAGTCAGAAACTGCAGCTGTGCAGAAGTGGCTTGCAAACAGAAACAAAGCAGAGACCAAGGAGTATGTAAACTTCTGGAAGGCTGCCCTTAAGCAAAGGGAGCAAGCACACAAGGCTTCTCTACAGAAGATGAAGCAGGATGCTCAGTCCAACAAGATTGACTACTTCAACTCCAAGCAGTTCGAACGCCAGATGGCGGGCGCTAGGTATGCTCTTTACGACATCTCTCGCAGGGCAGCCATGTTTGGAACCGCACTTGCAGGAGCCTTCGGACTAGCCGCCAGAGAAGCCATCAAGTTCCAGTCGGCATTTACTTCGGTTGAGAGAACTACTCAGCTAAGCCTACAGTCAAATATCCCTGAAGTTAGGGGACAGGCGGAAGAACTTAGAAAGACGCTAATCCAGATGTCACTTGAAATACCAGTGGCATTTGAGGACATCACAAAGGCTGCTACTCTAGGTGCGCAGCTAGGTATCGCTGCTGATGCTGTTGACTCCTTCTCAGAGACTGTAATCAAGTTCTCAACCATTACTGGCATCAGCGTAGATGAAGTAGGTATGAGCTTTGGTCGTCTAGCACAGCTGCTGGATGTACCCGTATCTAAGTTTGAAAACCTATCCTCCGCAATTACCTATACTGGTATCAACTCGGTAGCGACTGACCGTGAAATCCTGAGGATGTCAGAATCTATTGGTGCTGCGGGTTACCAAGCCGGTCTATCGGCAGACGAAGTTGTAGGCTTCAGCTCAGCGCTTGCCTCCTTAAAGGTTAGGCCAGAAGAGGCACGTGGTGTATTTACCCGCTTGTTCAGGACTTTTGACCTAGAGGCATCCCTAGCAAGCGAGCGTATGGATAAGTTTGCTGCCATGATGGGGCGAACAACCGAGGAGGCTGTAGCGCTTTACAGGACCAACCCAAGCGACTTCTTTAGACAGTTCCTCTACGGCGCAAATGCAACCGGTGAGCTTAACGTTGCTATGAAGGAACTGGGAATTGTCAACACTCGTGAGCTAAACGTAATCACAAGACTTGCCGGCAACATGGGTGTGCTTGAACAAGCACTAGCAGACAGCCGCGAGCAGTACCTACTTGGCACCTACTCTACCGAGGCATTCGGACAGGTAGTAGATGATGTTGCATCAAGAATTCAGATTATGCAAAACTCCATTCAGGCGCTTGCTGCAGCCGTAGGGGAGCCTCTTGCTGGCGTAGCGGGAATCTTTGCTGACATGGTTGCCAGTGCAGCACAGTTCCTATCGAACATGGGGCCAGTTGGTAAGACGGTAATTGCAATCTTTGGTGGCCTTCTAGCAGGTGCCACTTTGTTCTTTGCCGCCCTAACCGGTGGTATAGCAGGATTGCTTGCACTTAAGTTTGCATTTAAAGCCCTCGCTGGTGAGGGGATAAAGGCTAACATTAGCGTTGGAACCTTTATCGCTTTAGCTAAGTCAATGACCGGCGCAAGTGCGGGGGCTTCCGCAGGTGTGACCGGCTTGGCTGGAAGCTTCAAGGTTCTTGGACTTAGTATTAAAACTCTCCCATTTGTGGGATTGGTTGCCACCCTTGCTACTATAGCAGCTGTGCTTATTGACGCAGGAATTGGAGCCAGCAAGAGTGCAGAAGACTTCTCTAAGCTAGGCAAGGCAGGAGTTGAGGCAGGCGGTGGCCTAAGTGCCGCGATGGAGGCAATGGCAAGAGACGCCGAATTGGGCAACGCGGCAATTAACACGCTAAAAATCACGATGTCAGATGAGGAAAAGCAAGCCAGAGCAAACAAAAAAGCATATATAGAGATGGCTGAGGCACACGAGGCCAGGACTGAAAGCCAAAAAGAGCTTCCAGGTGCATTCGACACAACCACAGGTGCAATCGAAGATAACACTGCAGCATTGCTTGACAATCAAAGCGCTCAAGCTGGAGTATCCGGTGGCGTTGAAATTGATGAGCAGTTAGCAGTTGAGCAGGGAGAAGAGTACGTCAAGTGGCTTGCTCTCGGCGCTAGGAAATATGCCAAAGAAGATGGCTCAACTGGCGACCTGCTTGCTGAGATGCTTGACTTCGGTGTTGGTACAAACGTTGAAGCCAGCCTGCGTGCACTTGGCTTTGACTACATGGAAATGTACACTGCAGCAGTAGAAGATGCTGCAGGTGATGGTGCCGGTGCGCAGACTTATGCTGATGCCTTTGACAAGGAATTTACTGATGCAATTGACGCAGTAGCATTTAAGTCTGGCGCTACATTCTCTGACAGGATTGCTCAAGCTATTGACTTTAAGGAAATAACAGAAGAACAGGGCGCTGCGTTTACGCAGATGTTTGACGAATCTGGCCTGTCAATGCAAGAGTTCTTTAAGCAAGTAAGAGTAATTCCTAATGCTTTTGATGAGGCGGCACTTGCTGCTGATGCGGTTAACAAGGAAGTTGAGAACCTCGCAACTGCAGATGCTATTGAGAGAGTTCGCAATAGTGCAGCTGGACTTACAGAAGATGTAGAAGATGCTGAAGATGCGGTTATCGACCTAAAGGATGCTCTAACAGACCTGTTTGGCGCACAACTTGCCGAGAACAAGGTGGCAGACGCACTAGACACTCTAATTCAAGGCGCACAGAATACTGCTGGTGAGATGGCTGGCCTAACCAAGTCGGCCAGAGAGAACTTCGGAAACTTTGCGTCATTCATTGAGGCTGCAGTAGCAGCTGCCGATGCCGCAGGTGAAGGCGGGCTTGGAACGGTAGATAGAATTGTTGACGCACTTACCGAGATGGAGAATGCTGGGCTAGACGCTGCTGAAGCATTCGATGTTGCCAAGGTCTTTATTGTCAACGCTTTAATTTCAATTAATCCTAAGCTTGAGGAGTTTAGAGCTCAGCTTGCAACCGCTCCTGACCTTGCTGGTATGCGTGCAATTATTAACTCGTTCTACGCGGCAAGAATTGCAGCAGAGGGCTGGTCGATTACTCTTAACAATGAGTGGCAAACTGCAATCAGGGCACTCAGCGAAAACACTTCTCGTTTTAAAGTTAGTCTTGGTTCGGTTTCGACTGAATCCAAGAAGGCTCAAACTGCGCTTGAGAAGCTGCAGGAATTGATTGGCAAACTGTTCAGCTGGACTAACAAGAGAATGGCTTTGCAGGAAAGCATCAACTCTTTGGGCGACTCGCTTGAGGAAAACGGAAATACATTTAGCATCTGGAGCAAAGAGGGAAGAAGCAACGTCAACTCTTTGCTAGATGTAATTGACAACATGGCAGTGATGTCAAACGGCAACCTGCAGGTCTTTGCAAATCAGCTAGGCGCTATGCGTCAAGCCCTTGTGCGTGCCGGTGCACCTGCAAGTGCGCTAAAGCTTATTGACGATGCCCTTAAGAAGACTGGAAAAACAGCTAAGGTATCTAAGAAGGAAGTTGAGAACTTCTACAGGGAGCTTGCTGATAACGACAATGCAAAGAAGTCACTTGCTGAGATAGCATCTGCTGTTGGAAACATCCAGTCCGCTCTAAGGGCCAGCATCTCTGCATATTTTGCTCAGCAGAATGCAATCGATGACATTACCCTTGGCTGGCTCGACATGGCAGATGCCTCAGATGCCGCTAGGGATTCGATTGAGGACGCAGAGAAGTCGATTGATGATGCAAGGCGCACGATTGATGAGGCAAATGCGTCAATTCAAAGCCTCTCAGCACAGAGTAACACCCTTGAGTACCAGCTCCAGATTGCACTGAAATATGGCGACACTCTGAGGGCTGATGAAATTCGCGGTGAGCTTGCTGAACTGAATGCAGATATAGCTTCAGAGCAAGACAACATCGCAGATGCTAACTCCGCTGTGGCTAAATCTCAGCAGGAAATAGCAACAGCACAAGGTGAGCTAGGCATCGGCTCCACGACACGTCAGATTGTAGAACAGAACCGAGCCCTTCAGGACATGGCGACAAAATATTCTGATGCTGCAGCTTGGATGCTGGCGACTGCTGGAGAAGGCGAAGACCTGAACGAGATTATTGAATCTCAGGTAACCGACTTCTATAATAACGCCCTTCAAATGGGCTACACAGAGACTCAAGCATCGGACCTAGCAGATGTTTTGCGCACCGAGCTACTTGCTTCTCTTGAAAAAATCCCTGAAGATGTTACAACTGATATAAACGCGGAGACCTCAGAGGCTCTTGGCAAGGTAACTCAGTTTGCAAAGGATGCTAACGCTAGACTTGCGACAATCAAGGACAAGAACATCACAGTTACCACTACCTATAAAGAGGTGCAAGTTGCTTCTTCTGGAGCGGGAGGCACTGGTGGAAGCGTAATTAGAAGGGCAGCTGGTGGATTGGTCACCGGCCCAGGAAGCGCAACAAGCGACAGCATTCCTGCACTGCTATCTAACGGCGAGTATGTCGTTAAAGCATCAGCAGTCAGCAGATACGGTGTAGACTTCCTTAACTCAATCAACCAGATGAGGGCTTCAACTGCAAGCAGGGTCACAAGCTCTTCTGCAGCTGGCTCATCCCAGACTGTTTACCTATCTCCAGAGGACAGGCAGCTTCTTCGCCAAGCAATTGACAGACCAGTTGCGTTGTACACAGATAATGCTACAATTGCACAATCAGCAAATGAAGGCAATAGAATTCTAGCTCAAAGAGGAATCAGATAATGGAACGCAAGGTATATTTCGGAAACGCCACTAAGCAGCTCTGGATACCTGCACCTAGGACGGGCCTGAACGCCTCCTCAGCGGGTTATTTTACCGATTCGCAACTCCTCAGTGGTCGAGCTTTTATAAAGCGTTCTAAGGCCAGCCACAGGCGGTTCTCTCCTGCCTGGATTGGTCCGCTAAACGCCTCATCAGTTAACGACAGCTTGCACACCGTAAAAGATTACTTCGATGGCATCTATGGAGACGGTCCGTTTTACTGGCTTGACCCATTTGCCGTAGACAGCAACCTGCTTGCGCCTAACTGGGCGTCACCAATGCTAACTCAAAACGGCTGGTCATCTATCAGCTCAGTTGGAACTGCCAGCTTGGTTGATACAGCAACAAACACTAGGAACTATCCTTACAAATCCCTAAGGCTGAGCTTCGGGGCATCTGTGCAGGAGAGCACCGAATACTTTAGAATTATTATCCCTGAAGATTACAGGCTACACTTCGGTTGGCATGGAGAGCAAGAATCCGGTGATGCTACAGTTATCTTGCGCTGTTACGACAGAGACAGCGGAACTACAACCGACGTAGAAACTGAGCCACTATCAGTTACCAGTGCAATCAGGACAAACTCGCAGGTTCGTGGTCGCGATTACTCTATGGTAGATGTAATTGTTAAAAACCCAAGCGCATCTACAAGCGTGATTGATATTGCAGGCATGATTGCACAGGTGCTGCCTGAACTATCTACTGTAGAGCAAGGCGATTTCATCTCAGGTCGCGGAACAAGAGGATTATTGTTCTCTTCTGCACCTACAATTACTTATGTATCTGCAAAGATAAACGATGGCTATGTCGAGGTAGCTACAGACTTTATTGAGGAGTAAGCTTGACTTCCCTAGAAACGGTAAGCGGTAGCGGAGACTTTAAGGATGCAACCTTAATCAGTTTCTCATACTCTGAGGATGCGACCCCGATAAGTGCAGCTAATCTTGATGGCGGTACCGGACAGGTCACCGCTCAGCTTGTCTCTGATGTGACAACCAGGGGTAGCCGAGTTGCAATTAATAATGAAGCCATTTTGTCGGACGAAGAGTACGGCGATGTTACTTTTACAATTAAAAAGCTTTCCTTTAATGATGACTTAGTTTCCATCGTAGGCGAAACCGTTCAGGCAAAGCTAGACGTTGACCGCACCGCACTTCCACAGGGTAGCGATGCTGGAGGATACACTCTCGCAGCTGCGATTGAGTACTATTGCTCCCTGGTTGATGTCGCCCCAATGTTTGAGGCGGGACTTTACGACAAGCTTGACGCAATTGACGTAGACTTTGTTGGCTGGCAGGGTAATGTTTGGGAGCACCTCAAGATGCTCTGTGCGGCATCCTATGTAGACGAAGACGACAGCTCATTCATCGAAATGTACATACTTAATGATGAGCTATGGTTTAGAGAAGGGGGACAATCACAGGTAGATACCTCTCAGATTATCTCAAACGAGACTGTAGAGATAGATGCCTACGATGCTGCGCAAAGCGTATCCGTGGTCAAATACAACACAGACTATAGGGCAAACTCACTTCTTAAGCAGCAGGGTATTGATGAGCTAAATTATGCAAACCTAGAATTCGTGTCAATTGTAGACTCTTTCCAGGTAAGTGCAAACGAAAAGATTACAAGAAGAGTTTTGGTAAACGCATCGCTTGAAAGCGTTGAGCAACCGATAGCTGTACAAACCGTAGCTTTCCCAGTCACATATAGCCAATATGTAATTGTCGCAAAGGACGGAATCCCACTCACGCCAGCGCAATGGAATGGGCAGGGAGGCTCGGTCACCATAGAGCTAACTGAAAATCCTAATGAAATTGAGATTACAGTAGTCGGAGCGAACTATCCAGAGCTTGAGCCATTTAAAATTGGTGTTGAGTCTGCAGGTGGAGATGACTACCCAGCATTTTATGTTCGCGGTACTGGAGTATTCTTTGAAAAGACTGAGCATACAATCTACACCGGTGCCCCAGCCAGCGAGATACAAGATGCCACGGTAATTGATAACCCATTCATAGTTAACGATAGAATACTATGGAGCAAAGGTGTGCGCATTGCACAGGAGCTATGTGGTCCTTCGTTCAGACTAAACCAGAGCATCCCAGTTGGAGTAGAGTTTGGCAATGTTACTGGCTCGATAGTTTCTGCCTTCGACTCTAAGTTCAGGATTGATAGCACTAGCTTCTCTCAGTCTGGTGTAGATATCCAGGCAAGCAGCTATGTAACTTTTGCGGACTTTGATTCCGTATGGAGCGGTTCAACAATTGAAGATTTCAACACCTCGATGAGCGGGATAAGCTTTAACGAGTTCAGCGTGATTGCGTTAGCTAAGGAGTAGCATGACATTCCCATTAAACAACCTGCCAAGTCAGTCTAAGTTCTGGGCCAGAGAGGTCGAGAAGAAGGTCACGAACCTTGAGAACACCCTGAGAAGTTCTGACATTAACAACACGACACGCGACAGCCAGCTGACGGTAACTGCCAATCAAGCGTTGATTGCTGCCAGTCAAGCACAGGCGGCAGCGGATGAAGCTTCTGCTGCTGCGGCTGCTGCAAATACTGCAATCACTGGACTTGGAAACTTGGATGAGCCTACAAGCACCTACAAGATTAATGCTTCTAACTTAACTGCTGGAACTATAAACGCAATTAATATTAATGGTTCTGTTATCACTGGTTCTACGCTTACTACCGCCAGCTCTGGAAGGCGAGTGGAAATTCAGAATACCAATACTTCTTATTATGACGAAGATGGCAATTTTACTGGTCGGATACTTGGTGCTGGTACTGCTAGGGGTTCAACGCTTGAACTTACTAGCGGCGCATCAGGTGAGCTACAAATCTGGAATGGCGGGGTTATATCCTATGGCGCTGGTGGTACATTTGCAGCACTAAGCGACAATGGATTTGGCGTCGGTGGTAATAGGCTCTACACAATTGGAGCTAATATTGAAGCGGACGGCAACTTAGTCGCCACCGGTTCAATGAGCTCCTCATCTGTGAGCACAGGTGGAGTCTCTTGCAGCTCAGTCGGCTCATCTGGCTCTATTAGTGGAAGCTCTATTAGCGGTAGTTCACTTGGCATAACAGGTGACTCTACTCTATCTGGCAGAATCTCATCTGTTGGAACTTATAACGCTACAATCTCATCAGCTGCAAACGTTTTTATCGCATCAAACGGTAACCTTGCAAGAAGCACCTCTAGTTTAAGGTATAAAACTGACGTTCAAGACATAGACTACGGCATGAAGGCGCTTGACCTTAGGCCCAGAACTTGGATTGATAAGGGCCAATATGAAGAGAACGGCAATTCGGCAGAGGGCTTGAGCAGGGTTGCTGGATTCATTGCTGAAGAGCTCGATGAACTTGGCTTTACTGAATTAGTTGTTTACAATGATGAGGGGCAGCCAGAGGCAATTAGCTACGACAGAATTGCAGTGGCAATTATCCCTGTACTTAAACAGCAGCAGGCTTTAATTGAATCGCTGACCGCCCGCATCGAAGCCCTAGAAACTAAATAGGATACAATAGATAACATGGCTATTACCTCAAAAAATATTTTTTACCCTGTGTCTACGGACCAGATTACGCCACTTGAGTCTGTATTTTCGACCATGGCTAGCAGCATTGACGCAGCCCTACCCTTGTCGGGTTCTGAATCTGTCTCATTCAGCGCAGCTGCAGGTAGCACTCAAGTTGTTACCGTTACGTTTGACACTGCGCTGTCGTCTGCTCCGGATAAAATAATTGCAACCGTTAAGGGGCCAGTATCTGGCTCCAGCGCATACATTGCTACAATTACAAACAGCAGTACCACCAGTTTTACTGCCTTAATCTACAGGCTTGGTGGCTCAACTGGAACTCAAACAATCAACCTAGTCTGGGCGGTGATGAACTAATGGCACGTTTGCCTTTTCCTGAGAACACAATTACAGGCGTCTATGGAAGCATGTCTGATTACAGGCGTAAGCATGGACTACAGCCTCACAGCGGTACGGACTTTGCTCCAGCCGGTTCAAGCCGTGGCAAGACAATGATTCCTGCATCAGCGAAGGGTACCATCAAGCTCATACAGTGGAGCAATGTGCTTGGCTGGGTGATTGTGCAGACCGCTTGGGATGTCAATACAAAGAAGGTCGTTTATATCGGCTACTCACACATCAGCTGTGGGACTCATGGCGTTAACTGCAAGGGGCCAAAGGTTCATGGCGAGCACATGCCGATTGATAAAAAGGTTGGGCATAAGCTCGAAGAAGGTGCCGACCTAGCAATAATGGGGAACACTGGGTCAGCTAGCTCCGGTGTCCATTTGCACCTCACGATTTCGCACACGCTGAAGGGTGTGTTCGGAGTTACTTCTGCAAAGTTTGATTTTGTTAAATGGGTAAAAACACAGCAGAAGCCTGCTGTGAAGGGCGCAACAAAAAAGGCACCAGCACCAGCTGCTGCCAAGTCCGTAAAAACCCAGGTCAGGACAGTTTATGCCTGCCCGCACTGCAAGAAGGAACTCAAGTGAACCTAAAGTCAATTTCAAAAAGAACTCTCGCATACATGATTCTAAAGGTTTCTGGAACCTTGGGTGGTGGATTTGTATTTGGCGTTGAGGTCTGGCAAGCAGCTGCTATGGCAGCCTTCATCGGCTTCATGGAGATTAGCGAAGAGCTATCCCGTGCATACGTTGAAGATGGCGACATCAGCGCAGAGGACGAAGACAGAATCTTCGGCAAGGCCGCAGCTGACCACGACGACTCTGATGAAGAACTAATGTAATGAAAGAAAAAATTATGTTCATCCTAGCCGCAGGTGTGATGGTTGCTATACTTGTCGCAATTATCGGAGACTATGTAGTAGCAGGCATCGAGACCAGCGTAACTCGCGAGGCTGTTGAAGTATCGTCCGACGTTATGACCCTTGTTCAAACCGCTCTTGGTGGCGTCATCGGTATCATCGGTGGCTATTTTGGCGCTAAGGGAGTAAAGCATGACGACTCAGACCCAAGTATTAAGTAGTCAATAATGAGCTTAGAAAACGGAAACAATAGGGACTGGGTGGAAGTCCTAGTAGCAATTGGGCGCATCGAGGAAGGCATTAAGGGATTGCGCGAATCAATTGACCGCTTGGACAGAAAATCTGACGCTCAAGACGAAACTATTAATGAGATGCAGCTGGAAATTCAGCAGCTAAAGACTCAGAGAAACACTACCAAAGAGAATGTAGCGCTAGTTGCATCGCTGATTGCGGTTGTAGCTGCGTTGTCAAGTGTCCTGGGGAACTGGGGCGGTTAGAAATACCCGACGAGCGAGGGCCCTACTGCAGAGGTGACAGTAGGGCCCTTCGTTTTATTCTTCTTCGTCGTCGTAATAGAATCCGGCGGCCTCTGCTTTAGCAGCTTCCGCATCGAATATAAAGTGAGCCTCGCATAAGCCACAGGGCTTATCCTCTGTGCATTCTCTATCACAATGCTCGCACCAGAAGTTCTTCTCATCGGCACCTGCAACAACCACTGGGCCACCACAACCACAAATCATGAGCACAGATAGAGTCATGCCCGTTTCTTCATCGGTCATGGTGTAGCCCATGTAGTCATACTCTGGTTCTGGCTCAATGATTATTTGCGGTGGCACATGCAGGCCGAATAGCTTAGCAATCCACCGCTTAATCATATTGACCTTGTTAATGTCTTGTTAATTGAGATGGGACCACGTTGCCACTTGCCGCAACTCTGGCACTGGAACCTTTGGTAGGTACCAGAAACAGTTCTTGCCACGCCTCTGCGCTGTAGGTTGTTAGACGCACAGACTACACAGCCTTCTTCTAGCCCATCGTGTAGTGCGGTATTAGGGTGGTTAGGAATCCAAGGCTTCAGTATCTCATAAAGGTCTATCAAAAGATTGACATCCTGAATCTGGTACTTCTTCATCTCGGTCCAAGCCTTCTTCTCGCCAGCCATGCAGCGTGTCCATAGCTCGAATCCACTGTGCTGAACCTTAGCGCCAACACCAAGTGTCTGGGCTACATAGTCTAGCTTGTTGCTTGGGAACCTGAACTGAGACTTGACAGCCAGCATTAGGTCCATCTCCTTGTAAGGGGACGGTGGCTTCATACCAGCCTGCAATAGCTCACGCTTCAGGTGCTTAGAGTCAAAGCCTTTAGAGTTCCAGCCGACAAGTACATCAGCCTCATCAAGCAGGCGGTGAACTTCCTCAAGCATTGCCTGCTTGCCATCGTGGTGCACAGACTTGAAGGTTACCTTCTTCTCTCCGTACCAGCGAGCGCCGAAACATAGCATCTCGGTTGACTTTTCAATCTGATTGATGGAGACGTTCTGCTTGAACAGCCCCCAGACGTAAGCCAAGTTAGGTGTTGTCTCGATGTCTAAGAATAATATCTTCATCGGTCCAACTTAATGCCGCTAACCCAGGTCTTGCCAGCGTCGCCGCCCCAAGCATCCCAAGCTACACGACCCGGACTTGGATAGCCCTTCTCGCCCGAGTTAAATCCTTCAGCCTTGCTGTCCCCAGCATGTCTTGCAAAGTAAGACTTCATCCTTCCAACGACATCCCTGCTTACAGAGCCACCAGATGCAAGTTGTGCTGCTCGCCTGCGTCCGGTGTCGGTAAAGCCTGACCCAGCCTTGCCCTCGCTAATCCACTTCTGTGCCCTCTTGGCGGCACTAGAGACGCCCTCAGGCACCTTGTAGGTCTTCTCTGCTTCGCGCAAAGCAGACTCGTTAACAGTCACCAATCCTGGCGGAATCATTGCCAATCTGCAGGCACCGTCTTCCTCGATGTCAACAGCAACGGCACTACACTCGATGCCATCTTCGGTCATCGCATGGAATACACAGTTGCCACACTTAACGCCAATTGCACTGTCTGTGTTCTCGGCTGGTGGCAGGTAGTTGACAAAGACACTGCTGGTGTCTGAACCAAACTTTCCAAACTCATTAACGACTCCAAGCATAGAGTCAACGAGTGCCTTCTCATCGCCTTCGAGCTGTGAGTATAAGCTTTGAGTTACTTCTTTAACCCTCTTCTTCACTGACTCTTTCCTTTCGTCGCGAGGGTGTGTGCCACCTGGTTCGATGCCCTCTTCGGTGGAGATTGCAACCATCTGCGCAACTGCAGCGGTCTTAGTGCGGTGACACGCGACTAGCTCATAAGACTCTTTTACAACAGCCCATTTAGTTGAACAGTCGGGATGGTTTTGTGCTATGTAATATGGCATAATTAATCACCCCATCCTTCCGTTAGTACTTGTTTATTCTTTTTATTCCGTAAATATATTATACCGTGACGGACCGCATCGTTTGCGTGGGGCTTGCCCGGTGAGTGCAGGTTCATCTTCTTTAGTACAGGGTCCTCGCACAGGTGCTTCATGCTTGGCTTCTGGTAAACAATTTGAGTAAGTGCATTTGGCCACACTGCCTCTAGTGCGCCGATGATATACACAGGGCTGAGGTCTGGGTAGATGCCAGCCCGCAAATCAAATGACTCACAGACAATGGTGTCAACTGCTATGTCTTCACCCTCATCCCAGTGCCAGTCAAGGAAGCCTTGAAGGCCGTTCGGTATCTGCTTCTTCCATTGGAGCTCATAGGCGTTGTCGCTGTAATCAAAAAGTGCAACACCTGTCGTGCCCCCTGGGTCAAAGCTTAGCATTGTTTTCACGTAGTACCTCCTCTTTCATCTTGGCAATCTGTAAATATTGGTAGCAAGCTAGGGATAGTGTGTACCTGAAACCTAGCTCATACTTCTCTGCATGGAATCTAAGTGCATCTTCGTCATACTTTACGTTGTCGAACTTTGCTTTTCTGCTGTAGTTGTCTGTCAAGCTATTACCTCCAAATAAGTTTTTCTGCCATCAACGATTGCTCCGACTCTTGCTTGCGACCTGAGGGCCTCAACCATGTCGTCGAACTCTCGCTTCTTCTTGTTGCTGAACTTGCGATAGCATTCTTCATATCGAACACGACCACCGCGGTCAACGATGTAAGCCTCAAGTGAGTCAACATCACGCTGCCACTCAGATGCAGAGATAGCAGATGCCATCCTCACTAGGTTCTCGAACCACTCTTCTGAGTAGTAGATTGCAGTGAGCAAGTGGCTGAGCTTTACCTCATCCGACTTGTCGTGCATAGCAAGCAGGGTTGCCGACTTCCACACAGACAAGGCAAGTCGCTGGCGCGATGGCTCAATTGACTCCTTCTCTCTGTGTGACTCAGCGAAGTTACCCATCTCCCACTTGTACTGGTTGAACCTGTCAAGTGCAGCTTGGGTTAGTCTTAGCGGGCGAGGTGAGGGCTGGCCCTTCTTCTGCCAGTAAGTCACAGACTCAAACAGTCCGCGAACCATGGCATCTAGTCCGGTGTCCTTGACGTTAACCTCATACTCATCTGCCTGCTGGATGTCCTCAAGCTCACGAGTCCTGTCCGGTGCGTCAGCAGTCACGTAAATGAATCGTGCCAAGAATCCTGAGCGGAAGTACTCAGTGGTCAGGACGTCGGCCACCTTGCTAGTGATACCCATCAAGTACAGGATGAAGTTGGTCTCAGCCCTCTGGGTCTGGCCTGCATCCTTGGCTGAACGGATTACAACAGGCACCTGCCCATCGTAAAGCTCGGTGTATCGCTCGGCAGCTGAGGCCATGTAGGTCTTGTTCATAAAGTCCTTGAACATACCCTGAACCTCATCGCGGTGCAACAGGCTAGTCTTCTTGTCTCTGTCTGCAAGAATCTTGGTAACACCTTCAGGCGTAGCATCCGAACCAATGTCAATCTGGTAGCCACCAAACTTCTCGTAGGCACGCACAACACGCAACATAAGGTTACGGCTGGTTGACTTACGAGTTAGCGTGGTCTCACCAAGCACCATGAACCACAGGTTCAGGCCCATCTTGCCATACTTTGGCACAGCGTAACCCCAGTCAGAGAACACTGCAGACAGCACTGTGAATGCGCTGGCAATCTGGTAGCTAAGCGCACCATCGGTCTTAGACCTAGCCCATGCAACATACCGGTCGATAAAGCTTGGCGTCATCTCGACAAGCTCACGCTCTTCTGGCGTAAGCATCGAGACCTCAACCTTCTGGAACCTAGCCAACGGTGCGTCATTAGTTATTGGCTCAGGTACAAACTCATCTTGCTCTAGCTTGAAGCTGGCTTGTGCACGCTGGACCTCACGCCATAGGTCACCATCAGCATCAAGCCTCTTGCTCCTGTCAGGGCTGTGGTACTTGTTGCACTTGGCGTGACGAGCAACTGTGAATACTTCTTCAGCAGTCAATCCCTCGCGGAACAGTTCCATCTCAAGCTTCCACAGCAGGCGTGATAGGTCTGCATTGTGTGCTGGCTGCTCCATGTACAGCCCAACAATCTGCGGGTTGTGTGACAGCTTCTCAAGCACCTCAAGAATAGAAGGGAATCCAGCGGGCATTGGTGTGTCAGCAGCCTCACGAATAGGCTCTACCGTAACGTCACCATATACAGACTCAACCTGCTCAAAGCTGTAGACTTCGCCAGTGGTGGTTGCCTCAATGCTCCAAGGGTTCTCGTGCTTCATGTTGCGAGTGTTTGGCAGGCGCAACAGCTTAGTAGTGTTCCAGCCTGACTTGTCACAACCCTGGTGCTGGTGTGCGTAGGCCACCTTCTTTGACAGCAGTGCAGCTTCATGTGGCTCGACCTCTTGGTCAAGAATCCAGTAGGTGTGCCAGCGGTCCTTGGATGTTTGCACAGATATGGATGGCTGTAGCAGGAAGTTCTCTGGAGCGCATGAGTCTGCGTCTGCATAGATTACGCTAACAGTCTTGGCGTTCTCCTTGATGCGACGCTGAGCGTTGAATAGTATTGGTGAGAAGTAAACATCCTGCATAGCGTGCTCAGTAGCAAAGGCCACCATCTCATGCTTTTGCTCTGGGTACTCATAGAACTTCTGCTCCGTAAGCTCTCCTGAAGTAGCGTTACGGATAACAAGTGTAGCGATGCCGGTGCCGTTGCCAAGCACTGCTGTTAAAAAGTCTGCTGTCTTCATATTCCTCCTTTCGATAGCCTCCTGATAGTGATGGTGCTCCGGTTAAGAATCGAACTTAACTATCCGTAGAGATGAAACAGGAGGAGGGAGGACGGATAATCCAATCGGAGCTAGTGTGCGTTGAGCAGACGCACCCCTGCCTTGGATTAAAGGATTACCAAGTTTCCTCTGTTGGTACCGCGCCCAATGATGCGACTAGCGCATCGGTACCTGCGGTTGGCTTATCAAAGCCACCCACCTCATTACGGGCCTCGCCGTTAATGCCTGCGCCTACCTTGACTCGTACGCCAATTGACTTGCCTAGAATGTCGGCAGTCTCAGGCACCTTAAAGTTGCCCGCCTTGACGTCATAACCAAGTGACTTGAAGAAGGCGGCTGCCTTCCAAGCATCGTTAGCTACATAGAGTGGAACATAGCTGAACACTCTGCGGTTCTCATACTGCCCCTCAGAGATGCGGAACTGTACGTTGAACCTTGGCTTGCCCTCGTTAGGGCCGGAGCGAACTGTCTCTTCCTTGATGTCGAAGACGGTTGCGTTGTAGGAGCCTGCTGGTACTGGCTCTAGTGTACCGGTGCCCTTGGACTCCAGTACGTCATCACTGAACTTCAGTGTGTAACTCATTACTTACCTCCTTTGATTAGTGCGAATATCTTCTTCAAGCTTGGGTCGGCAATCACCGGTGGCAAGTTGAAGCGGTTCTTGGTTACTAGCCTGTCAGAAGAAGCAACTACTAGCACACGCTCAGGCGTACCGTCTTCCCGCTTCTGTGCAGTCATGTATCCAATGATGTCAGGGATGCCTGGTAGGTCCTTCTTAGCACCACCTGGGATGTTAGGCACAGTCTTGACAGCACCAGTAGACTCATCTTTCTGGTCTTCTGCGTGAGTCAAGATGATGGAAACGAATGGTGCAGCGTGCATTGCACGCACCAAGTCGTTGACCCAAATCTTCAGGTCACCCCACTTGCCAAACTTGTTGCCCTTATTCTCTGGCTTCTCACCAAAGAACTTCTCTGCCCTATCCATAGCGACACCAAGGGTGTCGATGATGACAGTCTTGTACTTGTGCTTGACAGTTAGTAGGTCATTCATAACCTTGTCTAGCTTCTCGTGTCCGTCCACGTTGATAACGTCTACGTCCTTGAAGTCGCGGGCAATGGCAGATGCGCCACCCTCGATGTCAATTAGTAGCACAGGTGACAGCTCAGCAATCTCTGCTGCAGATGCAGCCAGCCAAGTCTTGCCTCGGCCAGCATCGCCGTAGATAAGAATAGTCTTTGGTGTGTTCAGCGCCTCTGCCTTGTGAATGAACTTCTCAAAAGACAACGCTGGGAATTCAGTTGTTGCGCCCATTATATTTCCTCCTTGTTTATTATACTAACCCATTTACCGAACAGTTAAAGCACTCTGGGTGCCCGCTGTACGACTCAGGATGAGCTCCGCCTTGCAGCTCCTCCCACAATACCACAAGTCTGTCCCATAGTGCAACTGCAATAGACTCATCGTATTCGAATGTGTATTCTAGCACATCCGCCTCGCTAGTTCCATCCCTATTGATGAATACTAACGAAATGTTATCAATTTGTAACCCACTCTGCGTAACACCCCAAGCATACAGTTGTGTCTGCCCGATGTACTTTTGCATTGTGTAAGTGGTAGATGCGTCTTGCTTGGTGCCATCTACCCATGCCTGAATCTTCTTGGTCTTTGCCCTAGTCGAAGTCTTCCAGTCAACCAAGTGGTTGCTTGCTGGTAGCACAAGGTCAGGCTTGCTTGAGATTACACCGTACCCAGGAATCTCACCGAGCGTAATCTTCTGCTCGACAAGTGCACCCTCTAGCTGTGGCGTTGCTACCTTTGAGATGCCATCCTCTAGTGCAGCGTGCACAGCAGTCCCAATCACTGCACCCAACCAGTACTTGCTTGGCGGTTGCTTGATGCCAGCTAGGTCCATAGCTAGGTGCTTGGTGCAAGGGTTGGATATCTGAGATGCTCCTACCTTGTACTGCTTGTCGCGTTCAGTCTCAGTCCTCAGCAGAGATACTGCTAGATTCTTTAAAGTCGAACCATTCACTACCATTCTTGTACCTCCTCCTTGTGTAGTTGATGCCACCCCATATGCCGTACTCTTGCTTGCTTGCTATTGCAAAGTTACCACACTCTTGTATCAGAGGGCAACCATGACACGCCGCTTTGGCTTGTTTCTGTGACACCTTCTCAGGGTTGTCGAACAACTCCATCTGGTTTCTGCATGGCACCTTGGTCACTGCAAGCTTTTCCTGCAGTTCAGCGTAGTACTCACCAGCAAGGTCAGTTAGGAACACGCTGTCTGGAATCGGCACCATGCGAATTGGCTCGTGCTTTGTCTTGGTCTTGCCGGAGTGCTTGTTCTCTTGGTACTTCTTGCGGGCATACCTACGTCTACACTCGCGACAAACTCTAGTCTTGTCGTAAGGTCTGATGAAGGTGTTCTCCTCAGTGAACTCGTGTCCCTGTGAGCAGTGCGTACCCTTAGCCCTCTTGCGTCCCCAAGGGTTAGACTTGTCAGCTGGTTCCCATTTATACTCTGCCATTAGTAACCATCCTCATCGTAGTCGTAGCTGTTTAGTCGTACCGATACCATGCCGTTGTCAGTTGCCCGCTCGACACCTCCGTTTAGCATAATCCTTACCATTGTCATTATGAACACTGCCTTTATCCAAATCGCAAATAACAACACACCAATCAGTGGCGCGATGAACATAAATCCTGGCAGTAAATCCCAGAAGCTTTCCATTACTTGTCTCCCTTCAAGCTTGCCCTTGAGTCCAGCTCACGCTGTAGCAAGGTGTCTAGTTGTCCCTCATCGTAAGTGTCACGTGCCACGATGTCAAACACCTGCACTACTTCCTTCTGTCCACGCCTGCGGATGCGGTCAAGCACCTGCTGGTTCAGGATGTTGCTGTCGCTGTGGCTGAGCCATACTACAGTACGGCAGGCGTCCTGCAATCCGTCCACGCCTTCGGCAATCGCTGGAATCACAGCAACAATAAACCTACGGTCACCGCTGATGAACTCCTGCTTAGCTTCCTCACGCTGTGACTGGTTGGCCTGCCCGCTCCATTCGAATGCGCAATCGGCACCGTACTTGGCGTTAAGCCTGTTGGTCACAAGCCTAGCATACTTCTGGCTGTCTGTCAAGATGAGCATCTTGTCATTAGGGTTGTCATCGATAATCTCGACAAGCGCTTGGTACTTGGTTGATACTGCACCCTCTTCGAAGTACACTTGGTCATCTTCATTAAGGCTAGGCACAGCCAAGGTCATCTGTCGCAAGCGAATGCGAGCAGCGATGGGCACCTCTGCAATCAACGGGTTGTCCTGTAGCCAGACTACTAAGTCCTTCTGGAACTTCAGGTAAATCTTGCGCTGAGCTGGCACTAGGTCAACGTATCTAACCTCATGCACCACGTCAATGCTGTAGTCAGGCTCAAGCCTAACGTAGCATGGCAAGCTGTTGGCGAATGCTCCTGGAATCTTCTCGCCTGTAATCTCCACGTTGCTGAATGGGTTGTAAGCAGTAAGTGCCCACTTCTCTACCCACTTCCAGAATGAGCGCTGAACAATCTTGTCCTCCGGCCATAGGAATCTAGTCACTGCCCAGAATCCTTCGAACCTGTTGCCGAATGGCGTGCCAGACATAGACAGCTTGAACCCTGCCTTCAGAGTCTTGGCTACCTTGAATCCCTTGCTTGCTCTGTTCTGCATGAAGTGGCACTCATCTACCAGCACGATGTCAGGCACAATCTTGTGCCACTCCTTAGTCCTGAAGTACTCGCGTCCAACGAAGTACCACCCAGAAGCAGACTCGGATAGTGACCTGAAGGCTTCGCGCCCCTTGGTGCTACTGTCTATCTTGTGCAACCCGTTTGCGGTGTAATCGGTCTGCCTCTGGATGGTGTCGTGCCAGCCCCAGTAAGTGTTCAAAGGAGCAATGATGAGTACGCTCTTCGCGTTCAGCCTTAGTGCTACCTCGGTTGCCATCAGGGTCTTCCCTGTGCCCATAAGGCTAGCATTCAATGCGGCCTTAGTTGGCTCGGCAACCATCTTCTGAATCGCCTTCTCTTGGTTGGCGTCAGGCGTTAGCCTTGGTAGCTTGGCTCTCATCACTCTCCTTCCTGTGACACTCACAAGTGCAATCTACGGTGACTGCATTGGTCTGGCAGTTCTTGTGGTTGTTGGTTAGACACCACCCAAACATTCCGTATTGCTTGGGTGGGAGTTGGTCTTCTACCTTACGCTTCACTTAGCTGTGATTACTTCAATCAGCTCTGAGGTAAAGTCTTGGCTACCATATTCCTTTATGATTTTTACAATGCGTTCCTTCTCACGCTCAACACCTTGGTTGAACGCGATAGTTGCATTGACGTGAATCAGGTCGTTGAGGTCGCTCATCATACGCTCGCTAATGGGTCTTCGTAATCATCGTCAAGGAATAGCTCTGAGTACAACTGCAGAATTCTCTCCTCTGCTGTGCCGTAGTTCTCAAAGTACTCCTTGCCGTTGGTGCGTGGTGCAGTAACCCATAGGTCAAAGTCCTCATCGTATCCGAAGACAACTTCCTTGCCGGTCTGCTCGCTATAGAACTCAGTCAGGTTGGTTGCCATCTCGTTTATCTCTAGGTATCTATCGTCTCGCATTAGCTATTACCTCCTCTACAATTCCTTCTCTGTATAGTAGTGACTGCATCCAGAAGTCACCATCGGTTACGGTTATGTTCTGTCCGTCATCATCAATCTTGAACGTGGCCTCACCTGTCTGCTTGTCTGGCCCGAATGCAATCAGTCTGACCACTAGGTCATCGCCATGCAAAGCTGAACGCCATGAGGCTTGCGGTGTAACGTCTGAGTCCTGCACACCTGCATCATCCACTAGCTTGCGGATGGTAGTCGGGTCGGATGAACCGTACGCCATACCAATCTGCCTAGCTGAGTGTCCGTCCAGTAGTGCCAACCTAACTGCATCTAGCAAGTCCAGGTAGTAAGGCTCGGTCTCCTTCTGGATGAACTCCTCCACCTTCTTGCGTGCCTCCACTACTGCACTCTTGTGCTTAGCTCTGGCTTCGGTGATAGCAGATAGTCTGCCTGTATCTTCCTTGGCTACTCTTCCCATCTATCTGGCTCCTCTTCTTGGATGTACTGGTCTAAAAAGTAATCACACTTTGGGCATTGCGCATAGGCAATACTCTGTGTGTCATCTGTCTGTGCATCAAGTTCTTGCACGTGTCCGCAACTATCGCACTCGAACTCCATGACAACACTCTTGCTGAAGATGCCACTGCCTATCCACGTGTCTCTCATGAGGCATCAAACTCCACGACAATCAGGTCGTTAGTGTTGTGTGGCTTCTTGGTAATGTAGTAAGCAATGCGGTTCACGAATGCCTTGCCGTTTACCACTACTGAATCCTCATCGCCGTCTACTAAAGTCCATACATAGTTATCTGGCATTGAGTTGATATAGTTCATGTCCTCGCCGTACGTCTCGTACATACGCTCTTCTGGCTCGTACTGGTCGTGCCAAACGTCATCGGTCAGGATGGTTGTCTGTGTCATTAGTAGCTCCTCCAAACTTTTAGTGTCCATCCCTTTAGCCTATCATCAAGTACGAAATCTG